TCAGGATGGATCATGCTTGGCTCTGCCCATCACCGGCTGGCATTTGGGGCAAACCTCATACGGCTTGCTGTATGCCGCACCGCGCCGGGAGCAGATATACTCATCCGCCCTGAACAGATGCGTCTCCTGATTCCAGCGTACACGCTTCATTCTTTTTCACCCATTTTCTCTATAAGGTCGTGCAGGCTTTTGTCGTGCTGTGCCCGGGAGATCGCACCGTGTGCCAGAAACCCCGCGAGGAGCTCCTTCTCCCGCAGAAACAGCTGATGGTTTTTCTCCGCATAAGTCAGCTTTTCCCAGGTTTGGTTGTCGATTTTCGTGTCCATAAAGCCATTCACGCCTTCCGGATTGCAAAAATGAAGATCCGCTATTTCCCGGCCTCCGATGTAATACTAACGCACAAGGTGTCCAATAAAACGGACTCTGTTCGATCCGGAGGCCTGTGCAGGAGAGAAATTATAGCATAAAAGCGCAAAAATATCGAGATACTATTGGTATAACTGGTACAATGCCCTGACCCCCCACCGGAGACAGCAGCACGGCCGCAGCAGCAGTATTTGAAATCCTGCCGACACGTGATCTCTATTGAAATGATCCTCAGGCTGAGAGCGGCTACTGTGTTCTTTTGCAGGAATATCCCGATGAGCCGGTGTTAAGCGAGCTGATCAACCACATCGGTGTGTACGAGATGCAGGGAACGGGCAAAAATAAAACCCAGCGCCTTGTCATTTACTGCAAGTTCGTCGGGTATTTGGACATTGACCCCGCGCAGTGCCATCCGAACTGCACCGCCGACATCCGCGAGGGCGTTGCCATAGAGTATATTTCCTGCGAGCCGCCGGGTGGTTTGGAAGAGCTGTTTCCGAAGGGATACGGCGTGGATGAGGATTCTTTTGAGGAAGAAGAAACGGAGCAGGCGTAAACCTGCTCCTGGCATAAGGCTATTCAATCGAAGTATTTATTAAAAACTTGATTTACGGTTTCGACGTAAACGTTAAATGACGGATGATTATAATCTTGCCGACGAAGATACATGTTTTTCTTTTCAAGATATTCATCAATTACTTCGTTCCAAAGATGTTCGTCTTTGATGTCTGCAACTCTATCAAACAAATCCTTTGAATTGGGCACTAAATTCCAGTAATACCTGTCCCAAGCGGTAAAACCGGTTTTCTCATGGATCAATCTATGCCAACCGTCACGATTGTTGAATACTATGGCGAGATCAATGCTGAATTCGGTGTGGTTGCCTTTGGTAAAATGCCGTTTTTCTGTTGTTAATACGGAAGTGGAATCCATGCAGTCATTCCATCCGTTTTTATTGAGAATCACATTAAACTGTTTGCGGATATATTCCTTAATCTCTCTACAGTTGTTGATGTTGATTTCAGAATCAATTATCATCAAATTATAATCGAGATCAATCGGTTCATTGGAATTTTGCGTGATAAGATTTTTTGCGCCGCTGCCAACAAGGTGGGCTTCGACTTCCATAATGGAATCGTTGTTAATGAGCTGAACAAGCTGGTTGATGATATTGGAGCATAAGTATTTCATATCTTTAAGAAATACCTTATCTTCAACATAGTGATACATAATGACAATCTCCTTTTCGCCCATGCCGCCCATTCAGCTTTTCCCGCTAAATCATAAGAGCATACTCACAAATGATGCTCCTGTCAATACTTTCAGATAAAAAGAAGCGGATGTAACTGAAATCAGTTACATCCGCTCGAAATGGTTGCGGGGAATCGTGCAGTAGATTACCAACAACATTTTCCCGCTGTTTTATTCTCGTACACCACAGCAACAAAGATTTAGCATTTCTAAGAGTTTCTTGCTAAGCACTAAATGTCTTAGAAAATGGTACATCATTTCCTAACATTTTAGCTCATGATTCGTACTGAATGAAAGGTATTCTTACGCAAGTTTTCGCAACAATTGCATAGTATATATTAGGCCAAATACCATATTGACTTTTCTTTGAAAGGTGATACAATGGCCTTGACAAATAGCGCTTAGCGTGCTATATTGTCACATCTCATCTACCAAGTTGTAGAAAGAGACCAAGGTTGTCGCACTGCGGCAACCTTTTTTATGTTTTCTCTTCGAAGTAGGACCAGCGGTATTGATTGGCTTCTTTGTCAAAGGTGGCCTTCACATTTGCATAGAAAACAGGAAAAGCAGAAAGCAAACGGTAAAATCGCTTCTCAATAGAAAAAATTACCACATAGTCTACGCCAAAATGATGATACCTTAAGTAAAGCTTATCATTCCTCTTTCTGTTACCTTTTTTTAACCAAACGCATATGGAAGGATCGTTTTTATTTGCGAGTTCAATAATATCAATTAGCCAAGGCAATCGACTCGCTCGAAGCAAGCATATGTTCCGAACCTCACATCCGCTGATTGTAATTGAATGGTGAGATTTGACACAGTTTTGTGCACACAAATCTATATTTTCATCATTGGTACATGGAAAGACTTTAAAAGCATTATGAGAATTTTGGATGCTAATAATATGCCAGAACCCCTGTGGCCGGTTATCAATTGTCTCGCGAGCTTCAATGAAAATCCATTTGCCATAAAGTGTTGGTCGGTTTGTCCTGTCATTCAATGTTTTCTGGAAGTATTCATACGACGTATTAACATCTTCCTCAAAGTTTCCGGTAAGCTTTAATGGCGAAGAAAGCGCCCCATACATTGCTTTATTTCACCAACTTCCATAGGAAAATATCCATTTTTTCCGCGCCGCGGCTGGTTCCATAAACTATTTGTGTCCTATATCGTTCAAATAGCTTATCAACAACAGCTTTTTTTGCGGAACTTGAATTCGGCTCATCATAATGACCGTTATGAAAAAAGCTTATTGCGCCCATGATCAAGTCGGTAAGTTGCAAAATTTCTGATTCATTCGATTTAATTTGCTGAACGTCCTTAATGACTTCATGTTTAAAATCGTACTTGTTGTTGCAAAGCACTTCGTGCAATTTTCGGACTTTTACACCACCGCAAGTATCTTTAATATCAATAAACACCCTATATTTTTCTGAGTATTCAATCATCGCATCGAGAAGATAGAAATAAGCTTTATAATACCACAGATCGTGGCTTCCACCATTGTATCTCATGTGGTTTAGGTTGCTCTTTTCTTTTGCAACTACAGCTCTAAAAGATAGTGCGTCTTCTTCAAAGAAGAAGCTTATTAAATCAATATAGAAGGCTTGCTTAGAAGGGGAAACACCTGTCCACTTGATTTCAGCCCATGTC